AAACGCTACGAGGAAGCTCTTATTAAGGGGGTAAATCAAGTTAAGGCACTACGCAAGACAGGTACAGAGATAGATGAAATATACTTACTAGGACTAGGCGATCTTACAGAGAACTGTGACCAATCATTTTACAGTTCAATGCCTTTTAATATAGAGTTATCACTATCACAACAGTATCAATTAGCTAGGCGTATGATAATGAAAACTATTGATACATTCCTTTCACAAGCAGACAAGATTGTGATTTGTGGTATTGGTGGTAATCACGGAGAGATGACACGATCAGGCAAAGGACAGGTATTGTCAGATAGATTAGACAACTCTGATATGATGCACTTTGAAGTAGTCAAAGAAATACTTGCACAGAACAAAAGATACGACAAAGTAAAGGTCATACTACCTACTGACTATCATCACTTGCTAGATATAAAAGGTAAAGGTGTAGCTATTACACACGGACATATGACAGGTGGTGGCTCTGGTCCAGAGGG